GATGGTTTTCTCGGAGCCGCCTTCCAGTCTGTGACTACCGGAGCTGGAGAAACTGCAGAGGTTATACTCAACATTGAGCAGGCGGAATATGAAACAGACCAGATAGATACTTCACAGACCTTCGCCAAAGGTACTCTCATTTATTGGGATGGGACAAATAAGAGGTTTACTGAGACCTCCGCAGGTAACAGATTAGTGGGCCGAGTAACTCAAGCCAAAGACGCCAACAACGTGATTTGCTTTATCTTGGGTCCGCAGGTTGTTGTTTAAAGATTTAAGATTTTGATGGAGGTGCATGGATAGATGTACAAAGTTTACAGCCAAGACGCCTTAAAGGCTGAACGCCGTCAGGGAACTTACTCCCAGAAAACTCCTTTCGTAGTCAACGGGAAAGTTTACGAAGTTGAAAAGAAAATTGTAAACGGAGAAATGGAAACCTTTGAGCTGGCTAAGCCTGTTGGCGAAATGTTGACCTCGGGTTCGGTGGAGCAGTTCAAGGATTTAGTGAGGAAGGTAGTGCTGGACGTTGAACTGGGAAGAGAGCAGGTACAGCTCCTGTATCAGCCCATTTACGAAAGACTTCAAGACGCAAATATGCCTAAGGTAATTGATGCTAAATGGGCGCTTTATGGAACTGTTGTATTTACCGAACACATGGAAGGGGAAGAGGTCAAATTCGGTCGTTTACAGGCTGAATATGGACCGATTGCTCGGATTCTCACCTACACTGCCGGATTTGAATACACCCGGGAAATGAGAGACTTCAATGATTCCTTCTCTGTCGAACTTTTGAACCGGGCAATGGGCGAAGCTTACAACGCTTTACTGAACCACATACACCTGTATCCGATTTTGAGCTTTAACTATCCTGCAGCCAACAAAACCGCCTTCCAAGGTGACGTCAGCGATGACCTGTGGGTAAGATTTTACAAGACCTTGAACAAAGCTTTGTCCGATGCTAGAATTGAGAAGAGACCCGGTACCGTATTGCTAGCGTCCAGCTATGACCGGGACAACATTGAAATGGCCTTGAAGGGCGGATACCAGATTGGCGGCACTACCTACCCCGCTGTATCCGGCATTGAATCAGTGATTTACTATGATGGCTGGACTGTTCAGGTAGGCCGGAGAACTTTTGAATATCCGGGAGTAACCCCCGGTAAGGTATATCTTATCCGGCCAAAGCGCGGATTCAAGGAATTAGTCAAACAGGACCTCCGAATTGAAGCAACCGCTGGCGACCTGTCCAGGCTTATCGAAAGTCAAATCATCGGGTACGCTTACCGGGGCGTATATGCTGCAGTAGAGGAAAACGTACAAGAAATCAGCTTAGCTGCTTCTTAAGGCGGTGAAGTGAATGGGTAAATGTATCGAATGCGCCCGGTTTCCTTGGGTACCGGGCGCTGATTACTCAATGTTACCCGCTATGAAATGCGCAAAAGAGTTAGAAGCCCGGCGATGGACTAAAGAAACCGCTGCCCTTGAACACAACTGTCCGTATTACCACGGGCAGGAGGCGGTGAAGGATAATGACGCCGACAACAGAACTGAGAGCGAAGCTCCGGAAACTTCTGGACGAAAGACTTCCAGAAGGCGGAAGTGACGCAGATACCCGCTTTTCGGACGCGGATATAGATGAATTACTGATTGAAGCTGCTAATATATACGAGGCTGCTGCAGCCGGGTGGACGCTTAAAGCCGGGATGTTCCAGCGAGAACTTGGACAGATAGAAAGCTATGCTGTGGGCCAAGAACGTTACGAGATGCGGAAGCTGCAGGATATGGTGAACTATGCCTTGAAGATGGCTGAGACCTACAGCCGCATGGCTACCAGCCGCATGGGTAGCGTGATTCTGAAATTCAAGCCGCCGGAGGTGATATAATGGATTTAGTATCCCTCCGGCGGCAACATGTCAAATGGGCTATTCAGCAGAACCCAACGACAATTACCATTCGCCGCACAGAGAAAATTGATATGGGAGGCTACTTCGAGGAAGTAGAAAGCGAAGTAGGTCCCTTTGTTGTGCGGATTTACCAATATGGAACATGGGTGCCGCGGGAAGTTAGCACTCTGGCAGGTACTAAGCAGGTTGATAGAACATGGGGAATGCTAGTGGAACATGAAGCGGATGTCAAGGCAGGTTCCAACGTGTTAGACGAATTTGAAGTGCCGGGCCTAGGAAAATTTCAGGTGCTAGACGTATACCCGCAAGTAGTAAAAGGTGAGTTAGTAGGCTACCAGGTGACCTTGGAGAAGGTGAGCTAGATGGCCTTTGGCGACCAAACAAAAGAGTATCTTGAAAGGAAAAAAGCCGGGCTTTATGCTTTGCTACAAAACTGGGCCGGCACGATGGAGGGCTATGCCAAGTCTCTCGCACCCTGGACAGACCGAACGGGACACGCAAGGCAGTCCCTTCACGGCGGCGTGGATACTGACGACGACCGATTTGTCCTTTACCTGTCGCATGGCGTGGAATACGGGATTTGGTTGGAATTAGCCCGCGGCGGGAACTATGCCATTGTAAGGCCGACCGCTGATGCTCACCTTCCTCGTATTCGGCGAACAGTGATTGATTATTGGAGAGATTGAACATGAGAACCGCTATAAGACAGCTTTTGATTGACAACATCCCACAAATAGGAAGCCGGGTTTACGAACCCCATGTCGCAGGACCGAATACACAGAAGCCCTACCTGGTACTAAGAGAAGGTGTTCAAGATCCGGAGGCTGACTGGGCAGCGTTTTCCACGATTGTTGAAGTTTGGCCCTATGTCAAGCGAACCACCTTCCAGCAAGTGGATAGCTTAGCTAATGCTGTTATAAATACTCTACACAGGGCAAGGTTCTCTCATTCTGGGGAAGAATACCTGGTGGACTACATGGGCAGTGCCGGGCAAGATTTCGTAGACGAAGAATGGGATGCCATCACTCGGGGCCTTAGGTTCAGGGTGTTTGCCTTAGGCTGGTTGAATGGGTTGACTTACGACCCGGATCCAGTGGCCGCATTGCAGAACTGGACAAAGGAAACTTGGCCAGAAGTGCAAACGAATCCGGCGACATGGACGCCTGCTGACGTGGCGCCGGGAATCTATTGGCGTATGGTACGATTGACGCCGACGGAAATCGCAGCTGCAGTAAACTGGATGGAGGTTCAGATTAACGGGCACATTCTGGCTCCCAGTGCAGCAATCCGGTTGAGTTGGGTGCGGAAAGTTACGGAAGGGCTAGCAAAACAGCGCAGGCTAAAGATGACCGATGATGGACCATTAGAACTACTGCGTGTTACCGCCGACAGCGAAGCTGACCCAATGCGCCGCGGTCAGATACAACTAACTGCCAGGTTTGGGGTATTGTCGCCAATAGCCCTGTATGACGCGCGGTATGAAAGGTTAAAGAAAGCTGTGGCAAGCGGCGATATTGATATGGAGGTGAGACGGCTTGAGTAAGAAAAAGGAACCGGATAGGACGATGACGTTTCAACGGTCGGAAGCACGTGAAGCTCGTTACAGCCGTAGCGAGCTCATTGCAGCGGCTTCTTCTTTTGGGGTGAAGCCGGAAGTCATGGTCGGGGCTTTGAAGTTGATCGGCAAAGAAAGTATGACCAAAACAGAAGCTGAAAAGGCGATTAAAGCATTTTTGGAAAGGAAGGTGTAACCTGAATGGCTGGATCTGTATTTCAAGTAGGTGAACAAAAAATAAGACCTGGCGTATACGTCCGGGTGACCAACATCGGCGAACCGCCGGAAGCTATCATTCCCCAGGGTATTGTAGCGGCTTTGTTCCGGGCTTCCTGGGGACCGATTGGAGAGGTAACGTACCTTGAGAGCGCCGACGCGGTGACTAGCACATATGGCGCTGACGGCACCATTGACACGGCGCTGGAGGCGTTCCGAGGCGGTTGCCGGCGAGTGGTGGCATACCGTCTAGGTAGCGGAGGACAAAAAGCTACTGCGAACTTGTATGACAGCGAGGGAACCAACGTTGTCGCCCTCATTGCGAAATATGAAGGTGCTCGTGGAAATAACTTCTCTGTGAGCGTGCGGGATTCACTGGCGGACGATACCAAGCGGGAGCTGCTACTCTATGAAGGAGCCGCCTTGCGGCAGACTATTACCTTTGCTAAAGGCGGTGATGAACCGCAAGCATTGGTAGATGCAATTGCCGCGTCCAACAGCCCCTATATTACCGCCGTCAAGTTGGAAGATGGAACTGGTATACTGGCTCCGACTACTCAACTGCTCCTTATTGGCGGCGAGGATCCAACGGTGAACGGCGAAAGCTACAGCGATGGTCTTGTGGCGATTGAGGCCATTGACTGGAACGTACTTTGCGTGGATACCGAGGACCCGGTGACCCATGCCGTCGTGCAGACCTACATTGACCGGGTGCGGAATGAAGGCAAGCGCGTGCTGGGCGTTGTCGGCGAACCGACCAGCGTTCCTCTTGCGACGAGGCTGGCCAATGCTAGGGCTTTCAATGACCCGGCAATCATCTATGTTGCCAACGGCTTCAGGGGCAGTGACGGCGTAGCCAGGGAAGGTTATAAGGCGGCTGCCAGGGTTGCCGGAATGACAGCGGCAGCTCAAATTACCGAATCTCTGACCCACTATGTGGTAAGAGGGGCAACTGAACTTGTCGGGGCATTAACCAATGCTGAAATCGAACAGGCAATCAATAGTGGCGCCTTGGTGTTTACGATGTCGGCACAAAAGCAGGTGCATATCGAATACGGCATCAACACCTTTATCACCGTGACTGCCGACATGGATGCTGGCTGGAAGAAAATCCGCCGCGTGAGGACCAGGGATAACCTGATGGACCGTATAGCAGCCACATGGGACCCGCTTATCGGGAAGATTAACAACAGTCCGGACGGCAGGGCAACTCTTATCGCTGCAGCTCAAGGTATCATCAACCGGATGATTGCCGAGGGAGCGTTGCTTCAAGGAACTATTTTTGAGGACGCGAATAATCCGCCGCGAGGCGACAGCGCTTGGTTTGTTGTACAAGTGGACGACCTTGACAGCGCTGAAAAAGTTTACATTACCTTCCAGTTCCGATTTGCTCCGCCGGCTGAAAATCAATAATGGAGGTGTTTTAGATGGCTGATGGACGCTATATTTTCCGGTCGTGTGTACCTGATGGTAGTATTGACATTGCAAACGTAACTTCGGGAGACATTATTAGCCGGTCTTGGTCTTTCCGGGTAAACGAGCCGCCTGAACTTCAGGAACTGCTGGACAGCGGCGCCTTTGACCCCAGAAACATCCTTCGGGGCTACAACGGGGAACTGTACGACGGCGACGGCAATTTCCTAGCGGAAGTGAACCAGTGGCAGGCTCAAGTAAACTACACCAATACTGATTATCAGCCTGCAGGTAGCAAACTTACTTGGGCAGTTCCGCAGAGTTACACGGTAACCTTAACGTTCACCGAAACAGTGATCCGGGATGCTCGGTTGCTGCAGAAAGTTATTGCTGGGCTACGCAACAATGCTCCTGATGCAGTGCTGAACTTCATGGGCGTACTTCGAGCGCCAGTTCAATAATAATGGAGGGATAATATGAGCGAAGAAAAGAAGGATTATATAGTCCAGAACGAAAATGTAATCCTCCAGGATGTTGCGGGTGTCCTGGAGGCGATGGAAACAATTATTGAATACAAACTTTTTGAGGTTATCAGGGACGGCAAGAAACTGTTTTCCTTCCGGGTTCG